CTTTCGATTTGGAACAGCAGACCCTTGAACTTCTCAACACTCCAACGTCCGTTTGAATCGATATCGAGGTCGAAGATTCCAGGAGTTGCAACGTTTTGAACAGCACCTTGCTCAGCAACCTTATAGATGGTTCTGATTACTTCGCGGTTGATTTCAGCAAGAATCTCAGTTGAGAGAATGTTTGCTAATTCCGCTTCAGCATTCAGACCGTGAATTGCCTTAAGGTCTTGAGCGAGCTCAAGTGAGTACTCAGCTTTCAGTGCGCGTGACTTTGCAGTTACGGTGACTTTCTCGATTGAGAATGCCATCTGATTGAAAGCATCAGTGCTGTTACTATCAAGATTTTCTGCATCACCAGTTGCCATTCCCTGACCAACATTATATGGTGAAGGATTGGTTGTAGCAGTACCAACTGGGTTTAGAACTGAAGGGTTGGTGCCTGATTGTGCAGTAGTACCAAAACCAACAGGACCATCAGAATATCCGCCAGTTTCATCAAATCCAGCATCTTGACCTGAGAATGCTGAATCAACTTCATTGAAGAAGGTTTCGGTGCCGCTCTGGTTGTTGTATCTTGAACGCATTGCAAAAATGAGTCCAGTAGGACCACTCATTGGTTGAACACCTGCCAGATCATAAGCGATCAGGTTAGGCATTGAACGACGGATCAGGGAGATTAGAACTGGGTCGAAACCTGCGGTAGGACCTGCAGCAGTAGCATTACCACCAAATCCACCAGAAGCACCAGCAGCGTTTCCGCTATTGGTTGGGGATTCCATAAGATTGTGCATTGAGCCGTGCTCAAATGCAGACTGCTCTCTTAAAAATTTTTCTTGGTTTTCTAGCAGGACAGCGGTTACAGCTCTTCTGTGCGAATCTTTGATTGCATCAAGACCCTCATAGTTGAGGAGAGGTGCCCACTTTTCCTGCAATTGTTCGGAATGGAACATTTGCTTTTACCTTTTTACTAAAGTGCGTTTTTGGGTTTGACTAATATTAAATTCAGTTTTTAGCAACTGCCTTAAGAGTCTGTAGATAAGCAGCCATTGTGCCTGAAATATTTTCAGGTGAACTGTCTACTTGCTCTGATAGACTTTCGGATTTTGCTTTTGGAGACTTTGTGCTTGAGAAATATGATTCTCTGAGCATCTCCAGTTTTTCACGATATTCTTCCTCACTTTCAAACTCAACACTTTCGGCAAGTGAAGCGAGCTTGTCTTTCTGAGTAGCAGCGAGGCCCTCAGCGACTTTTTCAAAGATTCCTTCTGCAACCGACTCTGCGAGACGCTTGTTTAGGGAAACATTCTTCTCAATTTGCTCGTTGAGTTTTGTTTCCATGTCATCAAGTTTTTCTACCATGCTATTAAGAACATCATATTTATCTTCAGGGATTGATACATAATGTGCTTCAAAAAGATCCTTCATTCCAGAAAGGAATGATTCGGTCATTTCGGTCTTAAGACCGTTTTCAATAACGAGTGCATTTTCTTGCATCCACTCGTCAGCAACATACTCAAGATAAGCATCAACACGCTCACTGAGGATTGATTTAATTTCTTCAACTTCCTCAGCAAGAACAATAGCATATTGCTCTTCAAGGTTTTCTTTAATTTGTGCAACTTTTGAAACAAGAGCAGCTTCGAAGATGGTACGTGCTTTCTCTTGAAACTCTTCTGAGAGATCCTCACCAGATAGAAGAGCATTTACATCTTCTTCAATATCAAAAGATTCTTCCATTTCTTCTTCGTCTTCTTCCTCTTCATCATCTTCTTCTTTTTTACCTTTTTTCTTATTATCTTCTTCTTCCTCGTCCTCGTCTTTAGCTTCGGAAACTGTTTCCTCGTCTTCAATATCTTCTACGAGTTCTTCATCTTCATCATAATCAGTGTCTTCTTTCTTAAGACCCTTCATAGGATCAGCAGCAGAAGCACCTTTGTTAACAACATCTTTAACTTGTTTAAGAGTTGAACCAGGTGTTTTCAATTTTGCAGAATCGTCGTCTGGACGATAGTTGGAAGGATCTGGTCCACCAAGATCTTCCCACCCTGCGCTTTGTCCTGGTGTTGCACCTGACAAATGTTGCATTGCATCCGCTGCTTTAGCATTGGCATTCACAGCAGTTTTGGATTGCTTAGTGCCTACTTCCATTTCTTGTAAATCTCCACGAGACATTTGAACTCTCCGATTTTCCTGTAGTAAATCTATATTTATTTATAATTTAATAATTTACAATGAACTTAAAAATTCATTGAATAGTGACAACTTGTATTCTTCAAGAATACCTTCATCAACTAAGGTATTTATTTTATTTTTAGTATTCTCTGCTGCTTTTTCTCTTAGAACGCCACCATCCCATATCCATTCTTTACCTTCCATAATTCCCTGAACAAAAGCATCAGGTGCGGAAGGATCTGCCACGATATCAGCAGCAGTTGCAAGCATAAAGTCTTCACCGACTTCTTTATGCCCTTCACGGGTTTCTCTTAATGATCCAATACCACGAGAAGAAACTCCAAGGCAGACACCTTCTTTTAAAAGTGATTCTGCAATTTTACCCATTGGAGTGGATAAAATTTGAGCTTTACCGATAAAGTTATTTCCGTCACGATAGAGTTCGGTAATTTTATGTGACACCCTATCAAGATTTACTGTAGGTCCATCTGGGTGTCCGAGTTCACCTAAAGCACGACCTTTATTCACATACTGTTCAGTATAACGTTTTACTTCTCTTTCCATTACAGGCATACGATACACTCTACCATTTCGGTTTACTTGTTCTGCCTGAAGAAAAATTCCTTTAATGAAAAGATTTTTCTTACCGTTTACACTTTCGGTAATAACTTCTACCTTTTCGATTTCCTCTGTAATAAGTTTCATTATGCTTGGTTGGTAATTTGTACTTGCTGATAATAAATTGCTCCTGCTCCCACTCCATAAACAGAAACTTTATTTGAAGCAGTAACAGATGCATTTGCTGGGGCAAAAGCAGTTATAATACCACTTGAGTTATAATCAACAGTCATTCTTGTTTGATAATATCCACCAACATTTGAAGATGTATCAACTGAAATTACTCTTTGGTGAGTAAAATTATAATATGACTGTCCACTTGCAGTGAGAGTTACATAATCGCCAACACCAAATGGAACTTGAGTTCCTTCTGGAACCGTAACAATCGTGGTGGTCCCTGTTGTAACTCCAACAACTCTATTAGATGCTTTTGTTAAAGCAATTGTTGCTGGAGTGTTTGCAACAACATAGTAATCAGCAGCAGTTGCAGAGAGAGTTGCCCCCACAGAAATAAATGCTGCACCGGTTGCAACAACTCTCAAAGTGTCTGATTGAACAGTAAATGCTGATGATGTGGTAGCAGTTCCTGCAGTAAATGCAAAGGATGAACCTGCCCCAACTGGTCTATGAGTCATTATTCTTATAATACATTTAATAGTTATTTATTATTTTGTTTATCTGCTAATTTCTTCCCAGTCCATAGAAGCAAAAATCTGTTCACTACCAGTTGCGGCAGTAACAACAAGTGTGAGTTCATAAGGTGTTGAAGTCAATCCATTTCTCTCCATTTGAAACTTGAATAATGCTTCTTTGAGAATATCAATTGATGGAGAACCTTGATTTGATGAGTTTAAAAATCCACTTGCAAGTATTCTTCCACCACTAAAAGAAGTGCCAGTAATATTATATTCAATAGCACTATCCACACCAGCACTCACCCAACTTCCACCAGTAGTAGTTCCAGATGCTTTTACCTGCCAATTATAATTAATTCCATTACCAATTCCCATAAGAGAAAGTGCAGTCATAATTACAATTGCATCCAAAGTAGTAGTTTTTAATCTCAAACTAATTATAGGATAATAAGTTCCAGCAGTTGTAAGAGTTCTTGGTGCAGTAATAGGTGTTCCTATTGCTTGCTGCAATCCACGAAGTTCATAACCACCTTCGGAAATGACTGTGGAACAAACTTGTTTCAATGTGCTTGAACTTGTTGTAATTCCAGTATTTGCAATCTCATATCTTACTGGAAGTGATGCTGTTGTAATATAAGTTGAAGTGATTAAGTTTGCGTGATGGAATGAATGGCAGTGAATAAATTTCCCATCAACTACAAAACCCAACCTAACTGTTCCAACTCCCAACCATTCAATATCCATCCACAAAATTTGTGCTTTGGAAATATCTAATGTAACACCAGATGGATTGAGATGCCCTGCACCAAGCATCGTATCAATATTCCAGTTATGTTGCGAAATTTGTGTTGTTATTCCAGTAGATAAACTTCTTTCTACAAAATATAAAGTACTTCCATCAAGTTCTAGATACATTCCATTATCTGCACCAAAGTATCCTACTCTTTGACGAAGATTTGCTTTTGCTGGGTTCATTACAAAAGTATTCATCACTTGTAATGATTTTCCTGGTTGATAAGAGAATACTTTTGTGGTTTCCCTAATCGCAGAACATCCAGCAGTAGTTCCTATACTAATATTGACTAAACCTTGTGTTGTTACAAATCCAACTGTTGAACCAGTTCCTACAACTAAACCACTCCAAAGATTATTGTCCTTGTATCTGTGGGAACTATCAAAAAGTGTAAGTGGAGTTGAAGTTCTTAAACGACCAAATGCATCAGTTGCTATTGGGGGAAATGTAATAGATGCTGCTGCTGATGATGTGGAAATTGATACTGTTCCCGTAACTGGTAGGGGATTACTAGAACTTACAGGAGCATTATTGAGATTGAGTGATACTTGCCCTGTTGTTCCAATTCCTACTGTTCCTTGAACTGTAACAGTAGAACCAATACCTGATACTGCGACTGTTGTGACTGGATTGGTTATGTAGAATGAAGTATTAGATATGGAAACTGTATTTCCTATTGATACTGTTCCACCAACAGTTACAGAAGTAACCGGATTGGTTACATAAAAACTTGTATTAGATATGGAAACTGTATTAGCAATAGAAACAGTTCCACCAACAGTTACTGATGTTACTGGATTGGTTATGTAGAATGAAGTATTAGATATGGAAACTGTATTTCCTATTGATACTGTTCCACCAACAGTTACAG